CATTCGCTTAAAGCGTTACCTAAAACTTGAGGAACAAGTAGTTTAATTCTTTTATACCCATCAGGGTCTTCGTTTTGTTTACAAATACCTCTGTATACCCCGTAATGTTTATCGCTCATGTTAGCCTCGCTATTCTAGCTGCAACAACTGGAGAGCGTCTAGGTTCTGTTTTTTTAGACACTAGATTTCCTTTATTTGAAGACCAAGTATTATTAGACACCTCAAAGGATTTTTTGACAGGGGCGGTTCTATTTTTTGAGGTAACTAATCTAATATCAGCTGTAGGCTTTAATTGCACAGATGAAGAGATTAGTTGACTTTTTGGTTTTTCTCTTGTCTGTCTAACATTTGGTTTAATTGTCCTGTTTTGAGTTGCTGAGGGTACCTCAGGAGCTCCTGGGATGTTTATACTACCTAGAGAGTCTGTTCCTAAAACTAAATAAGTTGTGTAAAGATTAAAATTTAACTGAGATTCCTCTACACGGTGTTCAGTTTCTAGTATCGTCCAATAACCAGTGTAAGAACCCACTCCGTCTAAATATATTGGTTTACTTGGGGACAGGTTGCCGTTTCCAAAGACTACGGCTGTGGCTCTGTAAGGAAATTTAGAGTTTTCATCTGCAGCTTCGGCTTCGTATGTGGCCGTCTCAAAATCGTTAGCAACGATTGTAGTTGCGTATTTATCAAACAACTGTGTTTGAGATTTTTTTCTAGTAGGCTGCCCCGCTTTTGATTTAGTTACTTGAACTAAGTCACCTGTTCTAGGGTCTATACCCGTAATTGCAGTCGCTGATTTATCTGACATACCGTGAGATAAAGTCTCTCCAATAACAGGGTTAAACGTGTAAATATTTTTGTTTGTTTTCATTCCGTATTCACCCTTAGTGTAATAAAGAGCTTCAGAGATACCTTCTGTAAATTCTTTTAGGTGGGGTTGAAAATATAGTGTTGTTCCTTCTACGTTTAAACTATAACCAGATTGTTTAGCTAATTTTCTTAAAAACTCCCAGTCCGTTAGACCAGCCTGTGATATTTGTGGGTACACTCTTGGATGGGGTTCAATTTTGTATGAGAAACCGTTTTCTACTGCAATTTTTTGAGCAATCTCACTTGCAGTAACGTTTCTAAAAATATCTTGGCTAGCTTGTCTCATTACGTAAGAAGCTCCAATTGCCGATACCTCAATAAAGTTTGACACCGAATCCATATCAGCTTTAACGTCATGAACGTACCCTACAAATTCTCTTTTACCAATAGATAATGTTATAGGGGTTCCTGGCTTTACCCTTGAAATGTCTACAGACCAGTCTCTAAATTGAATTGAAGCGAACTCGTGGTCAAACAAACCCTGTCTAATGTAAGCAGAGAATACTCGCTCTGGTTGAGCAGCACTAGTAGGAAAAGACACGCGTACTTGATTAAACACTAGGAATCCTTAGAAGAGTTCCTGGAGCAATGTTTTGTAAGTCTTCAACTTCAGGGTTTGCTTCCATAATTATCCACCAATACCCAGGTTTACCGTAAAATTTCATAGCAATGTTGTCTAGTCTTTCACCTTGTTTGTATGGATATTCTCTGTAGGTTAAAACTCCAAGCTCATCAAATTCGTAAAAAACCACAGGGTACGAGTCGCCATCAGGCTCAAAAGAAATAAAGTCAACAACGGAAAGCTCGTAACGTGAACCTAATCTAATTGTCATTTTTTATCCTTAATTTCCAACCGCGGTTGCAAGCGCTAGTCCTGATGTAGCAAGTACTTGTAGAGAAATGCTTAAATCACTTCTAATTGGAACCATGTCAGGAGTAAAGGATGTGTGAGTTACGCTTAAACTGTTTACATACCCTTGGTATGAAAGTGGTCCAATGTCAATGTTTAACAAAGTTGGCATTAGGTACCCAATGTCTGCAGTTTGTATACCTCTTCGGTTTGTCCATTTCATACTACCTGCACCATCACCGTTAATGGTTTTATATAAAAATTCAATATCAGCAAGGGTTCCTCTTGTAAACAAGTCCATTAATTTTTCTTCTAATTGTGCTGAGCTTTGTTGAAACGCTCCAGCAAGTAAGTAGTATTGACCAAAGTCTCTTACGGTTTCTTGACGGAGCTGTTGTCTAGCAAACAAAGCGGAATCATAAACGGCATCAGGTCTACTGGTTGTGTCTGGTTTTGGAGTTGATAGCCCAGGCCTTTCAAATCTAGCTTGAGCGCATGCAAAATCGTTAGTTCTATCTAATCTTATGTTAAAAGCAATACTTTGAGTCGCTGGAAAAGCCGCTACTAAATTTAAAAACATGTCGTTTACGTTAGGAACTGCATCCATTTGAACTGCAACTTGAGTTTGTATAGCGTCTGGGTTCCACATAAATTGAAAGCCAAACCTTCTTTCGTGGTCTCCGCTGTCTATTTTATCTATTTTTTTCTTGTCTTCTTCAGTAGAGCCTGTTTGAATAGCTACGTCAGCACTTTGACGCCACCACAAACGGCCACGTCTATATGTATCAGAAGATACTTGAGGTTTTCCAAAGGCTTGGTATGCACCGCCTGGATTGTTAACGTCCGTAGGTAATTTTGGCAGACTCCATGTATGTGGAGGCAAATTCCAAGAGTAATCGTTTGGGTCGGCTTCCGGTATTGGTGACGGAGTTGTGTCTTGTTCAACTGTAGTTTTAGATTTTGTTACTGATTTTCCTTCAAAAGGTCTAGACCCATAAGGAACTTTATTACTTGATTTAGTATCTTTTTTATTAATTTCTTTTAATACTGATGCGACTGAAAGAACAGTAGAACCAGTAAGTGCTAATTTACCAGCTTTTTTTAGTCCTTGTTTAGTAGCAACTTTTTTTATTGTGCTGCCTACAGCGTACCCAGCGCTAGTTTTTACTATTTTTCCAGGTTTAGCTGCTTTAGTTGAGGCCTTTACACCTAGTGTAGTGGCTTTTTTTAATCCATTTTGTGCTATTTTTTTAGCACCAACCATAGTAGCTACTCTAACTACTCCTAGTACCACAGGTATGAATATTGGCATTATCTACTCACCGCCATTCTAATTGCATCCTCATTGGCTAAAATTGTTTTAATCTCTCTAGCAAGTTTCTTTTCATCAAGTTTAGTTCCTCCAGGTACATTTATGTTTACAGTGACTCCACCGTAGTTAGTATAGATTGTGCCACCACTACTAGAGCCGTCACCAGCAGAAGTTGGCGTAAATAAATTAACCCCCGCTTTTTTCTCAAATAAATTTGCTCCTTGAATTCCAATTCCTACTGGGCTACCAGAGGTTTGACTTCCAACTTCTCCAGGAGATACGGAAGCTGCCCCGCTTAGATACCCGAGCGGGTCTACTTTAATTCCACCCCGTCTTACTTCAAAGTGTAAATGTGGTCCAGTACTATTTCCAGAGTTTCCGCTTACTCCAACAACTTGTCCAGCAGTTACTTCTTGACCTTCAGAAACGCCTTTGCTAGCTAAGTGTCCGTAGTAACTTGAGTGACCGTCTCTATGTTGAATCTGTACATAGTTTCCAAACCCATCAGCGTCATAAGGAGTTCCTACAACTACTCCATCATTTGCTGCCATAACTGGGGTTCCTGTTGAAACCGCAAAATCTACTCCTCCGTGAGGCTGACCATAACTAGGACTCTTTTTTCCATTAAAAGTTAAGTGTCTTACTTGGCCGAACGGACTTGAAATTCTTGGGCTTCCTGATAAAGGTGTAACAGTGTTTCCTGTAGAACCTGAGTCTCCACCAACGCCGTATACATTTCTACTACCGTCACCTTGGTCTTCGGATTTTTCATTATCGTCATTATCGTCATCATTGCCTGTAACAAGTTTTATTATTCCGTATATAGAAGCTGCTATTGCAGCTCCTATTGCAGCTTTTTTACCAAACCCTGCTTTAGCTACTTTTCCAACTTTGCTACCAAAAAGACCTTTAAACATTTTTGCTGCAAAACCAGCCCCAAGTAATCCTCCAACTGCACCTACAGCACTGCCAACAGCGTTGTTTCCTCCACCCAAAAGAGTTTCAGCTTTAGATATTTGAGTAATAACATTACCAAATTTATCTACATGGTCTCTAAATGTTTGAGAAGCTTTTATTAACAAAGTATTTGCTTCCGTAATACCTTTAATTTGTTCATCTACTACCGCTGCGCCCATAGCGTTACCTTCTGAGGCTCTTCCTCCTTCAGAAGCCATATAGTCTGTAATTAGCCCAGAACGTCTTAATGACTCTTTGTCTAACTCAGCACCACCAGCTTTTTGCATAAGAGCATTTATAATTGCCATTCTAAGTTCTGGGGTTGAGCTAAAATATTGGTCTATGTAAGAACCTAAAGCGTGGCCTGGTTGCAAAGAAAAAGCAATTGCATCTTTAGTAATTTTCTTACCGCCTGCAGCAGCTGTAAGTTGTTTCCAAAGGTCGTTTGCAATATCATTTGGCTCTCTCATTTTTCCATCTGCACCGCGTACGTTTATGCCCACCATACGAAGTCTGTTTACACTAGCAGCTTGATTTAATCCTATAGCTGCATTCATACCACCTTGTAAACCTACTCCAGGTGCAAGGTTTGAAAATTGAGCAGCAGCGCCTTGAGCGTTAGCTCCTATCATTCCAGCGCTTAAACCCATCATTGCAGCGCGGTTACCATCTTCTGGAGAGATACCAAGACCTTGGTTCATCATTCGTTGTACGTCTCTACGACCGCTGCCACCCATAAAATTTAAACGAGCTTCTGTAACACTTCGTTCTACTGCTTGTTGATTTGTAGGAAGTGCTTGTGCAGCAACTGCTCCAGCTCCAGCAAGAGCCATTACAGCGCCCTTAACAAATTTACCAAAGCTCATTCCACCAGCAGCTTCAGAAGCAGCCTGTTGATTTGGATTAGGTGGCTGTACAAATCCGTTTAATGTTCCAGCCCCAGGCATCTGTGGAACTCCAGGCCCACTACCACCAGCAACGGCAAAAGCTCCGCTGCCTTTTCCTGCTTTCATATTTGCTGCAATATCTGCAGACAGTTCTTTAGTCTTTTGTAGAACTTGGTTTAATTTGTTGTACTCTTCACGCAAGTCAGTGACTAGCTGAATTTTTTTAGCTTGGCCGCTACCGCCAAGGTTCATTCCACCAAGAACACTCATTTGCTAGTCACCTCCTACTTACGTTTAGCTCGTGAAATCCAATTAAGTCGTTCTCTAACGGATAGAGAACGAATGTCTGCTAACGTCCATCCTGGAAATGAACGTGTTAAAAATTCGTACTGGTCTAATAAGTTTTCGTAATCCGCGTCTCTATAGGCGAAATAAATCGGCCAGGCTCAGTGGCATCGGAATATCCTCACCACATGCCTCACAGGCCGTACTCACCTCCCCGAGGCGGGGTCCTGGATTACGAGCTAGAATCTCTTCAATTAATTTACTTCTGTCAGCCATTCCTAATTTTAATACAGATGAGGCTCCTAAAGAAGGCGCTTCGTTAATAGTAGAAACACATCCAGCAAGAAGCATTGTGTTTAACTCCGCCACAGTTTTGTCTGTGTTTTCCATGAGCTTTCTTTGAACTGACCCATTTGGCAAATTAACAACAACTTCTCCTAGTTTTGACTGATAGGTAAATGTCCTATCTTCCAACGGGTTTGTTAATACCCGAGTTGGTATGCCGTCTTTTATGTCTACGGTTACGTCTAGAGCGGTCTTACAGAATGGGCAGGTAATGTTGTAATCAACACTCGACCCAAACGTTACGCATCTAATTCCAACAAGGATTGCATCTCGGTCACCTGATAGCAGGCTGTCTAAGTCCTCTTTGTTGGTCTTATCCATACCTAAACTGACAAGTCCTCTTTGTAGCATTACGTTCAATGCTCTTCCAATAGACCCTGCTTTAGATATAGCTTCTTCATCTACTCCAGTCAACTCACGCACTTCTGCGTATTTGACTAGGGACCCTTCCCGAGTGATAAATCCTCCGGGAAGAGCCACCTCTGAATTTGAAGGCGCTACAGTTTTTACTGCAACTTTAGGCTCTTCAATACTCTCTGTCAGTTTGTCGAGTAATGACTGGTCTGTTATTAATTGTTCTGCCACGATTTGTTCTCCTTAGTTAGTTTGTTTAACCTTTTGCGTCTCCAGCACGAACATCTCCAGTTGCTCCTGTAAAGGATACTGAAAGACCTTCGTGTACTAATTGCATTGTTTCAAACAAGATTTGGTTATCTGTTGCGTTTAAATCTGAGTAACTTAGGCTTGAAATCCAAGCGTTGTGAACTTTAAAGCGCATCTTAAATGCGTTATCTCCATTATCCGCAACTGGATGGTCCATAACCCAAATGTTAACATCACAACGGAATGAGCTTGTGCCCGCCGCTACGCCAATGCCGTCTCCAGCTGCTGCGGCAAACAAGCCACGCATCCAGTTAATGCCTTGGTCATTTCCAAACAATGCGCCTCTTTGGAAGGTTATTGGTGAAAATGTTGTCATACCAGGAACTTGGTGCAACGTAGTGTTGTAACCACCTTCACGGTATCCGATGCTACCTGTGTTAATAGATAACCCAGATATGTTTGTAAATCCCCCACTAAATGTAGTGAAGTTTTTTGTTGCATACGCCCCTGTTTCTGTAGGCGTAAATTGCGCATAAAATCTAAAACTGCGAAGTGGGTCTGTTGCGATTTTAGAGAAGCGCGAGATATTGCTAGTGGCCATGTTTTATTCTCCTTTACGCCACGGTGACGGTTGTGCCGCCATCATATTGACCGATTTTGATAATAACGAATTCAGCTGGGCGTTGAAGGGCTACTCCAATTTCCATATTTACTTCTCCATTATCAATTTTGATAAGGGGATTCGTTGAGGAATCACACTTAACAAAAAATGCATCTGCAGGGGTAGCTCCACGGAGTCCACCTTGTGACCAATAGTCAGTAAGGAATCCTTCCAAAGAAGCTTTAATACGACGCCATAATACTGCATCGTTAGGCTCGAATACTGCAAAGTTTGTTAGGTCAGTAAGCGCTTTGCGTAGATAAATCAAAGAACGGCGAACTGGAACATAACGGTCTGCATATCCTGCCTTTAGTGTGCGGGAACCCATTACTACGATTCCAGAACCTGGGATAAAACGAATAGCGTTTACAGGTGCAGAAGCGCTGTTCATTGTGTCTAAATTAGCATTAGTTAATTTCTGAACGGCTACTGCTCCAGCAATTCTGTTGTTTACACCAGCTGGGGCTTTAAACACTCCACGAGAAACATCTGTTGAGATGAACTGTCCAACAATTGCTCCACCACAGAAAGCTGTTTCAACTGCGTCTGGGCTTGAAGAAGTGTTGCTTGGAATGGTTAAGTTAGGGTAATACACAGCCCCCAAAGAGGTGCTTGTATAAGTTGCGGCACGTGTCATTTGATTTGCTACTGTGTCATTCATGGCATCAATAACAACAAATACGTCATCTCTTGATTCAGCATAAGAAAGTATTGTGTTCATAGGAGATGTTCCAACAACACCAGGTGCGTTAAGCACTAGAGCAGAGGTTACAGTATCAAAGCTAGACATTGCGTTTGCAATATCAGATTCTGTTACGGCGCTACCAGTAGCTCCCGCAGCCAAAGGCTGTAGAGCAACATTTCCTGGATTTCGTGTGGCGCCAGTAGCAGCAGAGTTTGCATCAGTAGTTGTAATGACGTTTGAAACGGCATTAATTGCAGTAGGTGCATAACGCGCATTTCCTACTGTCATGTTTAAGTCTGTGTAACGTTCAACAATAAAAGCTGAAGTTGTTCCACCGTTATAAACTACTAAATCAAAATGATTTGCTAAAGACGAATCAGTAATTGTTATATATATGCTATTACCCCAAGTACCAGGGTTTTTAGCAAATACGTTTAACGTTGGGTCTGTTGTTGCAGAGCGGTCATCAAATACTCGTGTTGCTGCAGCGGCAGCACCAGCTGTTACTCTTTTAACGTATGCTTGATTTCCACCATTTGCAAAAAATAGGTAGACAGCAGTTGTTAATGTGTTTAAAGTACCCCATGAACCGTACAGGCTAGTGTACTGAGTCCACGAAGTAACCAAAGTTGGGTCTAGAGGACCCCGGTCTGCAGCACCAATAAATGCAGCAACCGAAGTTGAGTCTGGTCCCGCTAATGGTGGTATTGGATTGAGGGTTTCCTCAATATACACACCAGGTCTTAGATAAGACATTAGTTGTTCTCCTTAGTTTATTTTCATTGGGTTACGTATATTAAACTTCTGTTAGACCAGATGGGATGCTCGATGGGTTTTCGTTTATCAGTACTTCCTCTACCCAAGCAACGGAATCTCCGCTAGTTGGGGTACTTTCGCTTGTTACTAGAACAGTGAACACGTTTCGGAATAACCTACGTCCGTCTTCAGTTGTGTCTCGTTTAGCGAAATTCTGTAGGGTGATGTGCCTGTAGGAAGTCTGTGTTCCTAAGTCGTTTGGCACAGGTAAAAATCCTCTGTTAGCAACAAAATCATTATTAAGTAGGTGAGCGATGATAGCTCTGTCATGGCGTGGATGACGTGCGTAACTTGTTATTTGATACATTAAATCCCAAGCTGCGGGAACTTCATAGTCAAAGACTTCTCCATTAGCTGGGGCAACAGTTCCCTGCCTATCGTTATCAACCATAAAACCAGAATGCTGTCTGTAGGACGCCCACTCTACACCAATTAACTCAATAGTTACATATGGGTAGGACTGGTTTCTTAGCTCTACATCAGGGTTAGCAAACCACGCTTGAACTGAGCGAGAGTTGTTTTTTTCATCGGTTACAACTATCCCCTGCAGAAGGGTCTTTAAGGCTTGGTCTTCAGAAAGTATAAAACTCATGGAAGTATCTCCGAATCAAACAAGTACTCAGTAGTTACATCTACTAAAGCGTCTTCTAGTTTAAGTTTGTGAGCTTTTGCAAATTTTCTAAAAACTGGCATAGGAGGAGCATCGCCATCGCCATACTCTAGGTCTTCAATTCTTGTAGCAATATCTTCAGGGTACTCAATATCCATAGACGAGTCGGTCATTACTACACGAAGTCTTTTAGTCAAGGCAACAGGCCACCCAGCAGAAATTGCGTCTTTACGCAGAGCTTGGGTTAGGGGCTTATCTAAAGTCTTAGAGGCTTTAACAATGGAGGGAAGAAGTTCTTTAGTGTTCATTTACGCCGTACCTTTTTACGTAATAACACTCCTATGGCTAACCCTACCAAAAATGGTTGAATACTCTTACTGTCATTGGTTGCGTCTTCAAAACCACGAGCAAAATCTGCTTCAGTTGGTTCAGAGACTTTTTTATACTCGTCTCTATACAAATAAGACATGGCAATCTCCAATGGAGTATCAGGGTCGAACGCAAGGGGTACAGCTTTGATTCCCGCATGGAATCAGTTCAATAATAAAGCAAAAGGCCTCCTTTTGGGGGCCCAAGCTTCTACTTCTTTTTGTCGTCCTTATCGGACTTCTTTACTTTCTTAATAATCTTTGCGTCAATCTTCTTATCTTCAGCCATGGTCTTTGGCTTCTTCTTCTTGCCGTGAGCCTTATCAGCCTTCTCAAACTTGGCCTTTTCGTCTTTATCAAAACCAGCCTTTTTGAGCATCTTGGCGTCTTTCTTTTTATCTTTGTCTTCTGTGTACTTTCCCTTTTCAAATGGTTTAGCCATTAGGGTCCTTCTTTCCGCAACCACAGTTGCCACATTTGCACTCTGGCATTACATGCCTTTCTTTCTTACCATAGAAGACTTCTTGCCCTTTGCAGGAGCTGCCTTCTTAGCAAACTTTTTATTTGCTGCTTTTACAGTTTTCATGCCGTGCTTGTCTTTTGGCTTACCACAGCCACAGGTAGCGCACACTACTTCTTCTTCTTTCGTAGAGCAGCAAAATCAGAACCTTCTAATTTGCCGTCTTTGTCTGCATCAAGTTTCTTTTGCTTTGGAGACATACCTTTTGGAGCAGCTTTCTTAGCAGCTTTTTTCTTAGGGCCTTTACCAAAGCCTGGTTGACCTTTTTTCTTACCGCATCCGCACATAGCGCACATTATTTTTTGCCTTTCTTAGGTTTAGTTACTTTGGATTTACCCTTACCTTCAGGAACACAGTTCGGCACTTTTTTACCATCTTTGTTCTTGAATCCTACTTGAACGTAGCCGTCCCAACATGGGTTAGAGCCGCTTGCCATTATTTACCCTTCTTGTGGGAGTTGCTTGGCTTACTGTGCCAATCTTTAACTGCCTTAACACCTTGTTTGACAGTCTTTGACCCACCAACTTTAGTTAGGTTAATCTTATCGTACTTGCCTGTTTTTTGACCTAAGTGGTCAACAATGACTTGGTCTTTTTTCTTAGAGACTTTATGGCCAGTTCCGCCAACTTTAAGGGTGACAGGCTTTTCTTTCTTTTTCATTTTGCGCCTCGTTTGTATCTGATAGTAGCCTTTGGTTTACGAACAATTCCGCCTTTTTTCTTTCGAGCCATGGCTCCACCTGACTTGTACTTGCTACCAGTCAAAGCGATGCTCACTGACTTTTCAGGGTTCTTACCTGCTGATTGTCCAATACGTTTTGCCATGTTTCCTCCTTATGCTTGGGCGTACGCCAAGAATTGACTATCATTAACCAGCTCGTCTGGCATAACTTGAATTAGGTCCATAAGAACTAGCGTATGGCGCTCTGACACAACACCAACTTGCTGAGCTTTAATAGGTCTATAGACTTGACCCTTCCATACAATTCTATATTTAGTAGTCAAATCAACTGCGTTTTTAATGTTACCTCTTTGATTAAATAGGTCTGGACTGGCACTTCGTAGGTCATCAATGTTTAAAGTCATGTGCAAAGTATCGGCGTTGTAGAAACCACGCTCATTTTGCGCTCCAGTGCCTTGAGTAATAGAGGCTCTAGAGACTGATAGTAAATGCGGCCCAACCCAAACACGACCGCCACCTAGAGGTTCAAC